CCTGCCGCAGACGCCTACCGACGAGCGTAAAAGTGCGTTTGCTTCGTGCCATCAAGTCCGGTGGCTATCGCCTTACAACGATGTTCCAAAAGAAACGTTCTTTAACGCTGACGCACGATTGAGGATCGTCCTATCGCCTAGAGCGGGGGTGCCAACTTTCTCGATAGTTAACGCCGTTATGCCCGCTCGTAAGGTCTAGGCCAGAGCTCACACATTGTCCCTACGGACTTTGCAAACGCCTCTTTCAGTTGCTCAAGCGTGACTGTCGCGACCTCGTCGTTTGCCAACACCCAGTCGAAAGACGAGAGCCCTGAAATCTCAGCCGCGCGAATAGCGTTCCCCATTCTAGTTTGGGCACGCTCTCCACCATCAAAGACCATCCCATCGACCTCGACGAGGATTGCGCCAACCTGCTCAGCTCTCTCGCGCTTTGCTTCTGCGAGATGCCTTGCCTCCAACTCTTCATCTGGAATCTCAGGCTCATAGCCCGCGACGTAATAGCGTCCATCGTAGGCTTGCTCTACTTCTCCAACTTCCGTATAACCCATTGCTTCGAACCACTCGATGTCCTCACCAATGGCAATAAGCACCTCTTTGGTGTTCTCATTTTGAATCTTGTATCTTTGGGTCATAATATTCACATCATTTTATGGAAATAAATCTTGCCTGGATTGCTAACGGTATATGTTTCTCCGGCTCGTACAGGGAGCATCATTGTCGCATTCCCAGGGTATCTGTTTTGATAGAACTCAAGAATTAAGGCACCGCTGGCTTTGTGTATGACTTTCCCGCCCGTATGGTCACCGTTATTCATATTTTCGAGTCTCAGCCAACCATCTTCGCTCGGAGTGTAATCCCCTGCACCAATTTGAACGTACGATCCATAGTTAGGCATCATCCGTGCCGGAATAGGAATAGTTACATTCCCATCAGTTCCCGGCGAAATTCCGTTGACACTACGAACGAGATTGGGCTTACCGCTCACGCCCGTCCAAGGCACCGTATCCGCCGTTCCTGCGGTCTTCGCCTTGGCGTTGATGCCCAAGTACGTCGAGGCGGCGTCGGCCTTCGTGAGGTACGGCGTCAGGTCGGGGGCGGGGGCCTCGGCTGCCGAAATCGCTCCGATGTTCTTTCGGGCCTGCGCCTGCTGATTCGCGTTGAGACTTTGAGGCGTGTGCTTGACGACATCCGCAACGGCCTCCTCAATCGCGTCATTCATGTCGCCTGAGCTCGTCACGCCGATATTGGTGCGCGCCTGAGCCTTCTGTTCATTGCTCAGGCTCTGCGCCTTGTCAAAAGCAACGAAGCCTTTGATGGCGTCTGCGAGTTGCTTGGCGACTTCTGAGGTGCTCTGAACGTCGATGTTTTTGCGCGCTCGCGCCTGATCAGAGGTTGTGAGAGACTGCGCCTTGTCATAGCGAACCTCGCCGACATCCTGATTCGACCAATAGGCAGAGTTTGCCTGGTCAGTCGGAGACTTGACCGTCGAAGACGGGCCATTGGCTTTGATGCAGCGGTACTTGACCGTCCCGACCAACACTTCGTTCCCGGGCTCATAATCCAAGGTGGCGCTATAGTTCATCAGGCCGCCCTGCTGGTACCAAACGAGGAACGACGAAAGCAAGTAGAGAACCGAATTGAAGTCGTCTCGCTTCGGGGGAATGCCGCCCTCACCGATCGGCAAGGAGTTCCATTTGCCCCACCCCTCTTCCTGCGATAGCCTACCTGTTCCTGCCTCAAGCGCCGTCACCGGAACTGCGCTCCTGTCACCGTCTTGGGCAATGGGGCACGAAAGTAAAGTTTGAGGATATTTGCTCATCTTTTCCATCCTAAATAAGACTTCTAATCTCAGCCCACGCAAACGCGACCAACCACGCCATCAATGCCAAACATCCTGTTGTAGCGGTTATCCACACGACAATACGGAAAATCCGAAACCCAATATTTAATTCGACGCCTGGTTCATTCTTCGTCATACAATTCACCATCTTGTTGATGACCACCGCCGTAGTGATCGCGGTTATAATCTTTCGCATAGTTCCCTTCTCCTTTTGTTCTTGAGGGACTAAAAAACCCCACAAGGTTGCAGCCCTGTGGGGTTTCGTTTCTTTTGGAATTGGCTCATGTGCCAATCGTTCGCCCAGGATTGAACACGCCTTGGTCAAAGGGAAGCAAGCCGCTTCCCTCAAACCCAAAAATCTGCTCGTCTGGGTAAATGATCAAAAAATTCGTCAGCACGCCCGATGGACGGTTCAAAAGCCCATACACCTCAAGGATTTGAGCCTGCAATTCACTAATGCTCCCAATGATGACAATCGAATTGATAGTCATATTTTGGTAATCAACCACAAACACCTTGGTATCCGTCAACTGACTGAGCATGTTGTTCATCGTTGCGGCAGTTGCGTTCGAAAGATTGCACCTCGCACGATAAAACAACAGGAATCGGTAGTAGTCGTCATCAAACCGCGTGAAATCCGAGCCGACTTTCAGTAAGCGGCTGACGCCTACGCGCGTGCCCCACCAGTCAAGGTACACCCCCTTAGCCGTTCGCATGTCAGCAATCGTTTGCTGGAGGCTTTCGAGTAACTCTGTAGCATCGATCTTGTCCCTGAGCATCGATGCACTCTGCCGGATGCGCGTCGCGTGCGAGTACTGGGACTGAATCGCGTCCGTCGACATGTCGGCAAAGTCGGCCATGTTCTGAACGCAGTCAACGCTCAGGATGTCCTCCCACGTCTGTGTTTCTGCCATCATCAGCCCCCGAAAGCAAGCGTGATTGACTTTTCCGACAACGTCGGGCTTTTGTTCGCAGGCACGTCAACGCTAGAGGACTGTGAGCCCCCAGAGATGCCGATGACGATTTCTTTGATTGGGGCGTCCGTCACGTCCTGAATGCACTTATAGAATCGGCTTGCGTAAACCGTCGTAGCGAGCTTCACTCGGGCGTTTTTGAGCTCCCCAAGGAAGTCAGAGATGATCGCTGCTTTGACATTGGCTTGCGTCACAGCGTCCATGTCGTCGCTGAAGAACGTCACCTTGACGGTAAAGTCCACCGCCGTCGGTCGGACGATGTTATAGACATAAGACGCGTTGAAATGCTCGGTGTCAATGAACGTAACCTGAGTGTCGCCCACCGTCCCGCACCCCGCGCTCTTGCGCTCAAAGATCGTGCGGGCAATATCGTCATCATCCCCGCCGACAATGCAGACCGCCACGCTGTGGCCCTTGATCGATATCCCGTACTGAGTTTGGGTTTCGTTCGTATAGTTTTCCAAGACCACACAGTCGAGAACGCCTTCAAGTGCGGACAAATTGGACTGCATGTTCTCAACCGTCCCGTTCGCATTGATCGCATAGCTCTGCTTCATGCGATTGAGTAGCTCGCCGTCCGGCTCCTCGTCTCGCCCGGTGTTCCCCGCGGCAGCGTTCGTCACCGAATCCCACCCCGCGATCACCGTCACGATCTGCGTCACGGTCTTTGCGCCGATCTCAATGGCACCGTGCTCAACGCAGGAAAACTGAGTGTCGACGCTGCCGGAATCCGGGATCATCACCCCGCCAGCCACGGCGTGTCGGAGCTGATTGCCCTGCGTATCCTGCACAATCGCGCCGTAAGGAATGGCAGTGCCTTTCAAACCAGTACATGTACAGACGACGACCGTCGGCTCCGAAATCTTGCGTGTGAGCCCATAGAGCGCGGCTAGGGCATCGAGGAAAACACCCGTTGCGGTCTTCGGATTGAGCTGGTTCGCAAGGAAAGCCACCTCACGATTTTTAGCCGCAACTTCAGTCGTCACCAAGTCCACGACCTGGCCCATGGGCGATGCCGAATCCACGTTTAGGAGCGGGTCGGAGTCACTGACTTTAAAGGCCTCCTGAAAGCCCGAGGCAACGTCGTCTCGCACCTCCTTAACGGTCGGGACGACCACCCCAGTATCCGCGTTAAATTCTAGCTGTGCCATAACTGCCGCCCTCTGTTGTTACCTGTACCTCAGCGCTCAAAACACGTGTTGTTGTATCAAGCGCCTTTAGCTGAACCGACTCAACCGTAAGCACGCCTGGCACACTCAATGCCGCCGAACGCAAATCTTCCGTTGTAATGGCTTCCTGTATCGGCTGAGCGATTTGGTCCGAAAACCAATTGATCCCTTGATCCCACCGAAAGACGGCATCGTGGTAGAAAAGCCGCCCCTCGTTGCAGACGTTTTGCAAGATCGCCGGGGCTTCACGAAGCATCGCCACATTCCCGTTTCCGTCAAGCTGTAAGTCCCACTCTGACGAAAGCTCTGCTGTGTAGGCCGTATGCGTCATATGCGAACCTCTAAGGAAAATTAAGGAGTTGCCATCTGTGGTCACTGGAAGAGCCCGCGAAAAGCCGCGACAGCCGCGACGATCACGCATAGCCACGCGGCGGCACAAACCGCCCACGCAAATACTTTCCCGTAAGGCGGTAAATCTTTGTTTGACATGAACATTAGGACGTGCCTTTCTAAAAATCGTAAAATATTCATGCGTTCATTCACTCTTGCTAAAAATGAATGCAAAAACCCCGCAAGGATGCCACTCCCTGCGGGGTGCTTTTTTTGATCTGTTTAGGTTCAATGCGGCGCGCTCGTGGTGCCATCTGGGCAGGTATGAACATGACCCTTTAGGCTGATTCCATCTGCCACAACATCACCTGAGACCGTAGCCCCGCCGCCGCCCGATACCGCAAGACCACCCAAGCCTGTGATTTTTCCATCAACCTTCAGCGTGCCCGTGATGTGGGTCTCGGGGGTGTCGATCTTGCAATTGGAGCTCGCATTGATCGTCGCCGTAGCCGTGTTGACGGTGCACGATGATTTCGCGTTGATCGTCTCCACGTTCGTATTGATCGTCACGGTTTTCGGTGCCGTAATTGTTATGTCCCCAGTCTCTTCGACCCTGACGAAAGTTGTCGGAGTCTGCCCCCAGAAACCGCCCAAGTAGAACCCGTCGCTCATGTCGTAGCATCGGAAGCTACCCGGTTGAACAGCTTCGTTTCCGCCCGTAAGCGTCGACACGTCTTGCTGTGCGAAGACAGCCAAACCAACGTCCCCAGGCTTCGGGTCACAAATCAGTGCGGCCGTGCCGTGCTGAAGCCGAAACCACCTGAGCTTAGGAATGGAAACAGGCTC